AAAAACAAATAAGATAATAATCTTCACGGAGGAACAGCAACAATGATAATCAACGCGGTTTTAATCGGCTTATTAGCCGTAATCACGGCAGTGGTCGTTGCAGTTTTCGCAACAACCTTAAACAAGGCGAAAAAGGGCAAAAGAACTGCCCTTTGGATAAAGAAAAACGAACAAGACGGAGGCGAACAGAAATGAAAAAAGACATTTTCAAAACTTTGAAAGACTATTCCGCCGGGTATCACCGAGTATCGACACCCGAAGAAAACAAAATATACGACGCGGAAGTCGAAAGAATTAAAACACGCATACTTGCCGACGTGGAACACTCACCCGAAATAATCGCCGAAGAATTTTCTAAACTCTGGGCGACAGAATATCGCCGTTTGTTTTCGGGCGTATATTCTACATTTGCAATGACTCCCGAATATAAAGCCGTTGACAATATCTATATGGCATTGCTTGACAGTAAACCATTAAAGGGTATTACCGTAACGCAATGTAATGCAGATAAAGGAGCAGACTATGCGAGCAATGACTAAAATAAAAAACCTAAAAGATAAATGCGGCTTGTTCCGTGAGTTTTGCAAAATCAACGGCTTGAAAGACGGCAATTATTACAGCGCGGTTGATTATATCGAATATTGCGACGGCTTAACTTTGGCACAGACAATAGAAATAACGCGCAAATACGAACCCGATTTTAAGCGAAACGATTGTAATATATAATAAACCGCGCCCGTGCGGTATCGCGGGCAAAGGAATTTAATATGAGAGAAATACTTTTCAGGGGCAAGCGAGTAGACAACGGCGAATTAGTTGTTGGCAATAGTGTATTGTTTTTCAAAGATACAACTAAAATTTATGGGGAATTAACATATTGGCGTGAAATCGAAGTTATCCCCGAAACCGTCGGACAATATACAGGACTTACCGATAAGAACGGCGAGAAGATATTCGAAGGCGATATTATAGCGAAAGGTTTTGAGCGATACGAGGTAAAGTGGAACGCTGAACAAATGCGTTGGGGTATTTATTCGGACAATTATGAAGTTGCAGGTTTTACAAAGTTTTCAGAGCCTTATTTTGAAGTAATCGGCAATATTTACGACAACCCCGAACTTTTAAGGAGCGAAAAATGAAAAAGATAACTTTACAAAAACTCGAAAATAAGATAGTTGAAGATAAGACAGTCGAAAATCTTAACAGGCTTGCCCAAAATATGGAATCGTTAAACAATAACGCGACTATCGATAATGCCACGAAGATACATTGCCTTGAACAAAAACTCGGCGAATATCACGGCTTTTTTAAGGTTTTAGTTTTACTCAATCAAGACAAGGCGGTAAAACTTTCGGTCAAACACCGCGATATTTTAGCCAAAGCAACGGATTTTAACGCAAAAATTTACCATTTAGGAGAACAGCAATGAAACAACAAAAATGTAAACAAGGCAAACTTGGGTATTGCTACGATTATGGCGATTGCGAAGACTGCGAAATCAATCAAATGATTTTGAAGTACGAGAAAAGAATTAAAAAATTAAAAGCAGAAAATAGTCGGCTTAAAAATGAGAGAAACAAAAATGAATAAAGAACAATTTAACGAGATAAGCACTCAATACCTTATCGCCCTACCCTCTATGAAGAAATCGGATAAGACCGTTACGGCTTATAGTTTGGCTTTCAGGAAGTTTTCGGACTTCTTGAAAGCCGACGAACAGATAACGCCTTTAACCGTCGTAAATTGGCGTTCAAGCCTTTCTATGAGCGGGATAAAGATAAACAGCGTAAGGCAGTATATGATTTTCATACACTCATTTTTCGAGTGGTGCGTCAAAATGAAAATCGAACAGGAAAACCCCGTACACCTTGACGAGATACCCGAACAGCAACGCGTCGAGTATGACCTTTTAACGCTCGACGAAATCAAAAGCCTAATAACGAAAACTCCGACCGGGTTAAGCGGGAAAACGATAATCAGAAACCGCGCTATTATAGTTTTACTTTTGCAGGCGGGCTTGCGTAACAGCGAACTGCGTTCGTTGACCGTCGCCGACCTTGACTTCGAACAGAACAGGATCATGGTACGGCACGGCAAAGGCGATAAGCAACGACTTGTTGCAATGCCGCGAGTTGCAAAGGAAATAATCGAAGAGTATCTTTCGAGCGGTATTCGCCCCGACTGGTGTACCGACAACGATTATCTTTTCGGCACGGATTCGGACGAGAACGGCAAAAGTACCGGCGGTAAATTATGGAAGCAATTCTCGTCGCCTGCCCTGCTTATGCTCGTTCATAGATACACCGAGCATTGCTGCGGACATAGTGTAAAGACTCACGCATTACGCCACGCTTTCACGAGTTTATGCGATTTGAGCGGTATGCCGATGACCGAAATATCGCAAAACCTCGGACACTCTAACCCACTTGTAACGGCACAAGTTTATCGGCACATACTCAATAAAGACACTGCCATTCAGTCTGCCGTCTCGGCAATGGATAAATTTACGAACAGCCTACAAAGCGTATAACACTTGACTTTACGGCGAACAGCCGTTATAATTAAAAACACAAAATAAAATCTTATAAGGCTTGACGAACAGCAAGCAAAGGAAAAAACAAAATGAACTACGAACAATTAACACAAGTTGTAAAACTCGCCGACCGCGAGCAAATTAAAAACAGAATGATATTACTCGGATATAAGGATATCGAACAGGACGAAAAATTACAATCGGTCTCGTTCGTTACGATCGCTCAATCGACAATTGAAGATACCGAACAATACCTTTCAAAAGACAAACAATATTGCTTTGACGGACACCGAAGCATAAATAACGACGTTGCCTTCGGGATAGAATTTATCACGATTCAGACAATGAAATACAATAAAAAGCGAAAAATGTATATAACGAGCGACTTCGATATTTACGCAAAGGAGATCACCGCATAATGACCTATTGGAAAATGTACTTGCATAGGACTATGTACGAGTGTTGCCACATTCTCAAAATCAAAGAACCGAAAATAAAATGGCAACCGCAAGATAAATTTCCCACGGAAACTTTGGTCTCTGCCGTAACGGGAAGCAAAGACGATTTGACTATCTTATTGTCTAATCAATTTCTTTATAACGATATGACCGACGCAAATCTTGCATTTTTTATTATGATTCTTGCCCACGAATTACGGCATTGCTATCAAATCGAACATGATTTAATAAAAGACTACGACATAACATTGGCGAACAGCAACGATAAAAACGACTACAACAATCAAGAAGTTGAGTTAGATGCCTACGGCTTTGCGTTCGCTTATTTAAGAAAAGAATACCACGTTGAGCCTATTCTTCCCCTTTCGGAAGAAACAATAGAAAACATACGTAAACACAGAGATATCATTGAAAAGGAGTTGTTTTGATATGTTTCCTTACACTCCACAGCCAACGATAGACTATAAACCGTGCGAAATATGCGGAAAGATATGTTTTAATTCCGACCTTATATGGACGGCTAAATACGCAGGAATATGCAAAGACTGCTACGATAAATTAAAGGAGCAAAAGAATAATGGAAGATATAAAGATAAAATTTAACGTCGGCGATAAGGTGATAACTTACGACGGAATACAAGGCAGAATAGTCGATATTTGCCATTGCCCGATTTGTGAGGAAAGAGGTTTTTTTGAACCGATTATAGAACTTGAAAACGGCAAAAGAGTAGATATTACCGTTTATGACGCAAAGAACGGTTGCCCCGATTATTATTTAATCGGCAAACAGGTTCTCGGCAATAAAATCGAAAAGGAAGAATTACAAAATCAACTTGCCGAAATCGAAGACCGAAAGAAGTTATTAAGAAAACAACTCTGGCGACTTGATAACGTTATGGTCGAAGACTGGAAAGAAAAAAGAGAGCAAAGGAAAGACCGAGAGGAGGAAACCGCCGAACAACGTAGAGAACGAGTGTTAGACCGCATAAACGCCGCCATTGAAACGTTGCCCGACAATGGGAAAAAAGAAGCCCTTAAATCGGCAATAGAAGCCTATCTTATCGGCGATAGACCGCTATCCTAAATAAACATAAAAACGCGTTATCGCACTTTCAAAGGTGTAATAACGCGTTTATTTTATTATTTAATCCATTCTAAATCGGCAGGCTCAATCATCGTTTCAGGCGCATTTAACCATGCCACATACCATTCGCCCAACTCTTTTAATTGCTCGTCAGTTAGTTTATCGTACCACAACTTTCCGCGATTGATTATTGGAAAGCACTTCTGCTCGCGATTGTATCGTATCTCTTCTCTTTTCCCCTCGTCGCTTTGAATATGCGGTACTAATTTTAATGTGCCGACTTTGTGTCCGTTTTCGTTCACCGAAGTAATTTCGTCAACTACG